CTGGAATTGGTTCTGTGGTGTGTACATCTTTTGTAGCGCAGGGTCAGCTTGGAAAGTTTGGTGCATACCAAGGTACTTTTGAGCCTCACGATCTTGCTCACCGTAGCCAAGCGAGAGTTCGACAGTCACATCTCGTTTTTCAGCCCAATCATTAGGGTTGATCTGTACAAAGTCTCCACCGATCTCGATAATCTTCTCTTCGCTCTCGTTCTCTATGCATAGCTGATACACAGTTTGGTAAAGAGGCTTTAAGAATTGACTCGCAAAGTTACGCGCTATTATCTTCTGGCGCTGTTGTGACATAGTTGCTAACTGCTCAACCATTGCCGCTGAGTTCTGCTTTGAAATCGCATCTTTATTTAAGCCTTGGCTAAGACTGCTGATACCTGTAGTCTCTTCTTTATCATCCTGAAGTGTTGCTAGAAGTTGGAAAGTAAAGGGATTCAAAGGTGCTTGCATCATCGGAGCAATAGCATCAGGACGAGTCACATTGACTAGCCCACCTACTCTATTGTCGATTAGCTCTTTGGGATTACTAAGTCCACCTTTTAGCACTGTGTATCGAGGGTTATTAGTCACCATTGCGTGGTCTAGAATAGACCTTGTGAGGACTGTCCTAGCATTCTGGGTAGCCACTAGCTTGTCAGCAAAGTTGTTACCATAGAATGAGTGAGGAATCGGCAGTGGAACAAATGTAATAAATGGTTTTCTATTTACCTTCTCTTTATCGAGAAGCACATTTCCGGCTTTTATTATCTTATAGAGTTCTGCAACTCCCGATCCCTCAATATCTAAGTCCATGTAGATTTCATAGACCAAAACTTCTCTTACTTGATCCTGGTATCCGTGGGCGTTAAACCCTCTGTCATTATTAATAGTGTCATGTCTAGATAAGACTTCTAAATCAGTTCCCATAGTGACATCAGAGTGATCACCTATTTTATTAATAAGTTTTTCTGGGTAGCCATCAAGACGTAAGTCAGACAAAGTTTTCTTTGTTCTATGAGCACAAAATAACGCGCTATCCAAAGACTTTGGCTGTGATTCAATTAGGAATTCTTCTGGTGCAATGTTTTCAACAATGACTTGGCTTGTATCTCTAGTAACTTGAAGTTCTCCAGAAAGAAGCCCTAGTTCATCTTCTGAGTATTCGCCCAAAGATACATTCTCTTGGGCAAGCATTACGTCCAGTTCATCTTCTGTGATGTTTTCAAAATATTCGGAAATTGTTTCGTACTGCTCTTGCCAGAACACCTTCGCTATCCCTGCTCTTGCTATAAGTCCATCATGTATAACTGATGACATGACCGAATATAAATCGTTCTGTCTGTGGGCTACATAGTCAGTGTAAGCAGAGCAAACAGCCGCCGTTTTTACATCATCAGCATTCTGTGGTGCAAAATGTACAACTTTGTTTCCTGCTGAGAATGTTTCTAAGAGTGCGGCCTTCATAGACTCTACTGCATCATAAACATCTAAAGACACATACTTAGAGTTACCGTCATGGATAGGTTTAGGCTTTGCGCCTGTGTAATACTCCATTACGTTAGATCGCTCACGGCTAAGTTCGCTGTCGTGGTAGCCAACGGATCGTCCAACATTGTCATCTACGATAGCGACTATCTCTGTGTCAGAGAGTTTCTTGTAGTCTTTTTTCTTTGCCATAATTAAACCATCTCAATATAAAATGAGTCTGTGGATTCCACTGGTTCCCAAGCACCAGTATGTACATGATTTGCTAAAGCTAGAGACATAACGCAATCATCAAAGCATCCTGCCTCTGCCTGCATTGCACCGCTTTCTGTAACGATGTAAGTCAGCATTTCTCTTAAAGTTACCTTACAATTAAGCTCTAGTTCGCCCTCTCTCATCGAGGCACGTAGTTGATCAATAATTAAAGGTTTCGTTTTTGCTGTTGTAGTAAAACCTAGCTTCAAAGTCTCTCTGTCAGTAAGTTTGTCTATCTGAGTTTCTGTGTAGAAATTAGGGTAAGCCATATCTTTGCCTAACCTAGTACAAGTTAAGATGCCATGTGAGTTGTTCTCAACACAGATGTAGGCTTCGTTGAAGTATTCTCCTAATGCAAAAAGAACTTCAGCAAAGTAATCTGGATGGGCATGGCCTCTCCATATAGCTACTTGTCTCTTTTTAGAATCAAGAACTTGAGCTACTGAGTAGTCACCACCTCTGACACCCATAGCGACATCAGCACCAATAACGTACTGTTCGCCCTCTTGGTGTTTTCTATAAGTACTAAGCTCACCTCTAGCATTGTTTAGCCACTCATCACCCTCTAGAGCTAGTCGCTCTTGTAGGTCTAAAGTTTTATCTAAAGATTTCGTAAGTTGATCAGGGTTAAATACTGGACGGCCAGTAGTCAAAAAGGCTTCATCTGGTTCAGATGGGTACTCTTGTCTAAAGAGGTCAAGGCCGTTCTGGGCAATCTTTCTGCGCCTAAACATAAGCTGTTCATTATCTAAATCGTAAAGCCCAACTAGCTCATTTTCATCAGGAGTTCTCTCAAAGTTTTCTGGGACTTTTTCACGGTACTCAGGATCAATAAACCAAGGTATAAACACTGGTACAAAACCATTGCTACCATCAACCGCACCCCTCCATAAGTCAGCAAAGATACCAGTCGCACCATTTGCTGTGGATTCGACAAATATAGCTGTTCCTGGAGAGTTAGGTACGGCCTGAGTAAGACCATTCCAATTATCCAGCGCAGTACTCTTTTGCCAGAACGCCAATTCTGAGGCATGGACATGGGTAAGTGTCTCACCTCGTCCAATGCTATCTCCCCCTGCTGTTGCAACCACATAACTACTGTCAAGAACATCGAAATTCATTTCCCTCCTTGACGAGTATTTGGTGTGTGGTTTTAGTATCTCAGGACAGTGTTCATGAAACCTTTTAGTCATATCAAACAGAGCGCGAGTAGAGTCTGCATGGTGAGTAATTACCATTGCTTTACAAGCCGCCCTTTGGCTAACTGAGTAGTACAGGTAGCCGCCAGTATAGGTAGACAATCCTTGCTGTCTTGCCTTAAGAATAATTACTCTTACTTTTCCTTCGGTGGCTAATTGATCATTAACTGCTTTGTCTAAGATTTGCTGTGCTGAATTTAACTTTAGAGGGGATATTGCGCCTACTTTTGTTCGTATCTTTAATGCGGCATTAGAATAGAAACTAAAATCATTCAGTAGTTTCTTCCGTACCTGTGCTAGTTTCTTGTGCATTAGGTTGCTCATCCTCTTGCAGTAGTGATGCAAGGAAATCTTCTGCTCTAGATATAGAAACATCTGATTTACTTACTGGCTTAGACTTTGTGAAGTCCAACACTAAACGTGCGGCGGCTAACCTTTCTCTTGTCTCACCGACAAGGCGCATTACCTCTACCGCTGTAGACAAAGCCTCTTTCTGGTATTCGTCTTCAATGTTGTATTTATCACTCATAATTTCTACTACCTTTTTTGCATCTTTTTTGGCTTGTTCTCGCAGTGGAGCTATCGTTTCTTTACGGTAGCCGTCAGGTACGCCTTTAGGCCGTCCTCCGTTTTTGCGAGGTTTTGTTGACCACTCTTTTCTTAGCGCTCTTCCCTCTGGAGTTGACATCAGAGTCTTGAAATAACTGTTCTTGCGCGCTTTCTTTGGGTGAGTCAGTTCTTTTGGTGGAGACTTTGCCCTCTGTTTTCTTTCCTTTGCCATCTATGTGATCCTCTAGTAATTGTTCTACTATTTGCCTTGTCTCTTTACAGGTAACACAGTACATATTTGGGGTAAGCTCATACTTAAGCTCTAAAAATATTGATTGTTTCTGTGTGTGAGACAGTAGGTTACTTTGGCTTACTTTTTCTATAGC